TTGCCCCAAGACCCACGCGGTCCCTTTACGAAAGATACTCTTTTCAAGCCAATTCCTTCCTCTCGCGAGTCGGTTGCTTCACGTACCAATAAAGCCGTGCGTACTATTCTAGATGCGGAAGTAGACGAGCGGGTCGCAAAGACTCTCCGCCTGCGAAAACAGCGCTTGGAGCGCGAGCTTATCGTGGTCACGCCTGCTCCGAGAAAGAAGGCATTGAAAATCAAATAGAGTATTTACGCGCTCGTTTTTCCGTTTGATATCAGTGTGGCATGGCACTTCTTACGCGCTCACTTATGAAACCACGCCCATATTTTTACCGCGTTCTCATACAGCGAAACGATCCCGATAAGGATCGCCAGAATGCCGAGAATGAGCCAGCGCATGAAACGGCCAATGGTTCTTAGTGACCGGATCAGATCGAGACCATCTTTCAAGAGGTCAATATCTTCCTCGCGAAGTTGGGATAGAAACTCTCTCGTTTCCTCCGGCAGCTCTACAAGGCGGTGTGCTGTAGCAGCATCTTTGTCCATTGGCGTCATCTCCAGCAGCCCCGCCGTTTTCCGTTTTCATCATTGCCTTCGACCCGCTCCGCCGCTGGCCGGTCCACTTTGGTCAGTGCGACCAGACCGGCAGGCGATAGGTTATTCTGTCTCCAGCCCGCGCAGCTCGTCGCACTGATCGAAGGACAGCCCGCGACGACGAAGGGCAAGAATACAAAAATCATAATCCGTAAGCCCGCGTAGTTTTTCATCGTCCTTGCCCCTTTCCTTTTCGGCTTTGACGGTTTCGCGCAATTGCTCGGAAACAGCTTGCTGACGGCCCTCACGCATTCCGGCGAGATATCCACCCGCCAGAAGCAGAAGCGCCGCCAGAACGGCAGCGAGCGAGTATTTCAGCCAGTTTGGGATGAGTGCGATTAAACCCGTCATATCGTATCAACCAGCTTTTCAAGCTTGGCCCTCGCCTGCGGCATCGTGAAAATCGCATAGCCTGCAACCAGAATAATCGCCGCCACAATGACCAACTGCACTTTCCAGTCGACAAATGGCATCACAGCGGCACCGCCGCCCGATCCGAACCACGTCCAGAAGCGAGAGGATTTGGAGATTGGCTTTTCATCGACGGGTGCCGGGACCACGTCTGCGGCTGGAGCGGTAACGACTTGCTCGACGCCATAGCCTTCATTCAGCAGGGCTTTGTCATATTGTTTGGCATAGCCGGCAATCAGCTCCGCCTTGTCGGTGCCATTCACGATCCTGCGCGCGTTCTTGAAGTCCGACTTCTGCAAGGTGATATAGTCCGACAGCTTCTTTCCAGTGAACCATCCTTCCACCATCCCGGCGATGATGATCGGCGCTGCGTATTCCGCCTTGAGAAGCAGCTTCGGCTCCCGGACAAAATCAACGCCGAGTTCCTTGCTGGCTCGCTCATAATTCTGGCGCCATGTTATCTGGACATAGCCACGCCCGATGTATGGCCAGTATTTCTTGGACTGGAGATATTTTTCGCCGCCCATTTCATTGATCGGCTTCATCGTATGCGCCGTCTCGTGATAGGCGGTTGCGAGAACGTAGGCCATCTGATTGCGCAATAGTCCGCGCTTTCGACCAGCCTCAATCAAGAGGCGGGTATCGCCAAGGTGCATATCCAAGGTGGTTTCCTTTCGAAATGAAAGTTTGATTGCAGAAATGTGATCGTCCGTGCTATTGGAACGCCGGACGGGGAGAATTAAGTATGGCGCAGGGCGAGAAGCGCTTTGACCAAATGCGGCGGAACCCGAAGGGTGATTGGCGCATTGAAGATGTAGAAGTGGTTTGCGCTTGGGCTGGCGTCGAATGCTGTAAGCCTAGCAATGGTTCTCATTATGGTGTTGCACATCCGAGCCAGACTGATATCCTCACCATACCCTTCAAGCGCCCCATTAAGGCGCTGTACATAAAGAAGCTGGTAGATTTCATTGATGCAGTCAAAAGGAGCGAAAAATGAGCGAGCATGATTATCGCATTCATATTGAACCGCTCTCCGAAGAAGACGGGGGCGGCTTTGTCGCGTTTGTTCCAGATCTTCCCGGCTGCATGTCCGATGGCGAAACAGAGCAGGAAGCTTTGAGCAATGTTCTCGAAGCGATCAGCGATTGGCTCGATTGTGCTAAATCCATGAAGCGGCCAATTCCTGAACCAACACGCGAACTGATGTACGCTTAATCCCAACCCCGGACTAGCCGGGGTTTTCTTTTTCGCTGATTGCGCTATATCAATTTTGCGCACCGTTTTTAGCCCCCGCTAACCCTTTGCGGTGCGCAAAGCCTCGGACTGGGTCCCTCCTGCGTCCGAGGCTTTCTTTTATTCTCCGGTGCGCTATCTAAGTATAAGAGCAGGTCAACAGGCACGACGCGACTGGTGGCCTGCACAGCCCCGGTAACCCTCGTTGCCGGGGTTTTCCACGTCTCTGGAAGACAATATTAACAGTTAGCGATCTACACGGAGGCTGGGCGCATATCATAGCTTTCAGCGTGGTTTCCCAATGCGCCCGCCCCGGTTAGTGAAACCTTGCCGGGGCTTTTCATTCCATTGAGTGAACTTTCTCAGCCTTCCAACGTTTGTGCGTTGGGAGGAGTTCATGGGATCACTGGTCTACTTACATTTTGAATGGATTTTCTGGTCTTTCATGGCGATAGCAGCCGCTATCGTAACAGCTTATTTCTTCTACGATGGAAGCGGAAACTCGCAAAGAAAAAGCCGCCTCAGTGGGCGGCTAGAAAAAGAGGAGGGGCTATGGTATTTGACCTGGCCCTAGAGACAGCCAACAGAGGTTGCGATGTTGCCGTTTTTTGACATGACCGACATGTTCAATGGATGGGTTTCGTTCTCACAGCTTATTTTCGTCGTCGCTGCAGCTCTGGTGATGGTGCCGCCGTTTTTCATACTTCTTCGCTACGTCCGTAGAAAAAAGTAAAAGCCATGGTGACGTTCAATCTGACATTGATCCTGATCGGCGCCGCGATCATTTCGTTCGGCGTCATTTCATTTTTTGCGTCGCGCAGGTTGGACAGAGGACAAGATGAGTGATACTAGGCCGATAAGGGGTGGCTATATGGATATTTCAGGCCAGTTTGTTCGCTACATTTTGATCGGAGTGGCGAATACAGCAATACATGGAACTGTCATGACTGTATCCGTGAGGTTCTTTCAAACCAATCTCGCGGTCGCGAATGCATCAGCATTTCTCTGTGCGGTGACATTCAGTTTCATTGCAAATGCTGCCTGGACATTCTCCACACCGCCTACCGCTTTCAGGTATCTACTTTTCATTTGTTTTATGGGGGCTATGGCATATTTGACTGGTTTAGCAGGGGACCGATTTAAAGCTCATCCAGCTGTGGTTTTTATTGGTTTCTCAGTTTTCAGTCTCGCCATAGGTTTCATGTATTCCAAGTTTATCGTTTTTGCAGGTTAACGATGAAAATTTCACTGATTATCCCCGTTTACAACGAACAGGAAGCTATTCCTACATTCTATGAAGCCGTTAAACGAACCCTTGGCGACTATGTGGTGGAGTTTGTCTTTGTAAACGATGGCAGCGAAGACGACACTGAAAACGTACTGGACAACTTAGCGCACCTCGACACAAACGTTATTGTCCTCCACTTTAGTCGAAATTTTGGAAAGGAACCCGCGCTGTTTGCCGGGCTTGAGCAAAGTACTGGAGACGCCGTCATTCCAATAGACGTTGATCTTCAGGACCCAATAGACGTAATCCCTAGGCTCATAAGCAAATGGCGCGAGGGCTTTGATATAGTGCTTGCCAAAAGAGCGGATCGATCCTCAGACACGTACCTGAAACGCCGCACAGCCGAATTATTTTATCGTCTACATAACACCATCAGCAAGCCTGCCATTGAACCAAATGTTGGCGACTTCCGCTTATTATCTAGGCGAATCGTTGACGAAACTATTCAGCTGCCCGAGAAAAACCTTTTCATGAAGGGCCTGCTTTCATGGGTCGGTGGGAAGACTGCTGTTATAGAATATTCCCGCGCGCCGCGAGCAGTAGGGGAATCCAAGTTTAACGCTTGGAAGCTTTGGAACCTAGCCGTTGAAGGCATTACGTCATTTTCCACCGTACCGTTACGTATATGGACCTACATAGGGCTGTTCGTATCTGCCTTTTCACTTGTCTTCTCTATTTGGACTGCAATCAAGACGCTCGTCTTCGGGAATTCTGTTGAGGGGTACACTTCAACATTCGTTGCTATTCTCTTTTTAGGAGGCGTGCAACTCATTGGTATAGGCGTTCTCGGCGAGTATATAGGAAGAATATATTCAGAAGTTAAAGATCGACCAAGATACGTATTGAAAAGAAAAGTAAACCATAAGGATCAATAATGGTTCCTTCCTCTCTATCGAGAATCCAACCTTCCCTTATTCTATTTTGCCTCATCGTCTGCCTTCTAGCTTATGGTGGTAATGCGTGGTACCCCACATTCAACGCAGATGATATTATCCAAGCGCAAAGTGCATCTGGCGATAGCACTACATTTATGGGTCAAGGACGGTGGGGGTACTATTTAATATTTCATTTTTTGCAGGGCGAAAATCCCGCAGGAATATTTTCGCTTTTCATCGGAGTTTCTTTGACTTTTGTGTCTGCGCTCATAGCTGCTGACGCTATAGGCTTTACTAAGCAATCCACGATTCTCCTTTTCTCCATGGTGGCGTCAGTTTCAATATACTACGGCCACTTGTTCGTTTTTGACAGCGTATGGATCGCATACCCAATCGGAATGATTTTGGCGTCCATCAGTGCAAATCTTATAATCAAACAGAAACATCAAATAGTCGCAGTCATCTTACTTTCCGCGTCACCTGCTTTTTACCAGCCATGTATTCAGGTGTTCGTAGCCATACTTTTAAGCAGAGAAATAATCATTATTCCCACTAGTGGGGTAATAGCGTCGTTGCGGCGGCTCATTACCGGCGCATTAGTATTGTCAATTTCAATGCTAATATACTTTGCCTCTGTAAAGGTTTCACCATCTCTAAGTGGCATTCCTTTGTTAGACAGGGGAGAGATTAACATTGTCGGCGCATTACTTAGCTATAATAGACTGATCGATTTGTTTGTTAATCAGTCGATACCATTCAGGGCTGGCATCAAAGAATATTACTTTCCATGGGCATTTCGTCTAATTATAGGAATTTCGTTTTTTACCTGTCTACTTTTGTTCATGACCGTATGCTATAAGAGAAAAGCGAGAATTGAGGAAGCAATTTACGGAGTTTTTTTACTATTTTCTCTATCAGTGGTTCCATTTTTGCTAGCATTAGCTTCACCGCTCGACCAGTTTGGCCCGAGGTCTTTGATAATCTTTTCTACGGTACACGCTTTCTACATCTGTTCATGCTTACATTGGATGGGGGTGGACCAAAGCATTGCCTCCCAAAGTGCCCGTAAGACGATATCGGCTGGTGTCTTTCTTCTGGGGGCGTGCTTGGTGCTGGTAAGTGGCGCACAGTCCTCCAAGTTGTCATTTGATAACACATTGGCTTGGCAACAGGATCGGCTTGCGGTCAACCGCATGATCATGCGCGTCGATGATGTAATCCAAGACACTGAGTTTGCGTTGCAACCTACGTTGAAGATCGCTGTCCGGTTTGACCATCCTGTCAATTCGGGGCCAAGGGGGGAAATTCTTTCCGCGAGATATAGCTCTTGGTCAAAAGAATGGGTTTTCCGTCTATTGGATTCTCGGTTTGTGGCCGCACCAATTGCTGAGCGCTCAGCGGTTATAGAAAGGTCATACGGGAAACCTCTCTGGCCCTCTCGCGGTTCGGTTTACTTAGACGAAGGGATTGTCGTTATCGTTGTAAATTAATCCCCATAGTTTACTTAGCGTGCAGCTTTCAAACCAACTGAAATGTTTTCGTAACACCTCCGATGCGAATACGGCTCCACGTATCAGGATGTTGTTTTACTTCAAAAGGCCATTTCGCAACATTTTAAGGGATAGTTGGCTTGTTCGTGCCATAGGTTAGGCTGGACGATGCATTCACATAAATTGCATTGCCTTTGTAGCCCTTCAAGAAGTTACCCTCAATTATGGCGTCAGTAACAGTGTTCAGCGCAAGACCGGCCGCATGTCGAGCGCTGGCACCACGCGTATCTATTGTAGAGTTGGAAGAAATTCTTGCGTTTATGACGTTCAGTAACGAAATTGGGTCCAGGTCGGAAGAAACGCCAGCGTTAAAAACCGTGTTGTTTTCAACATTGCATACAAATGCCTGTCGCATATAGATGCCACTATCTGCCGACTGTCTGATGCTGTTATTTGAAACGGACACTTGTTCAAGACCCCCGCTCCCTATTTTGTTGGAAGTGATCCCGAAGCGACCGGTATTATAGATAGTGTTGTTTGAGACATTCACATTAAGAAGTTGGAAACTCGACTGTTGATCGATGAATATGCCGTCTTTTGCTGGAGAGCTTATCGAATTGTTGGTGACATTAATGTTGATTGAGCCAGACGTTGACTGAGGCGAGGGGTAAATCCTAATGCCGCCAGCTTGCTGATATCCTGCTGAATTTAGGTCTCCAATGTACGTAGATGCCCCAATTACCGTATTGTTAGCGACAACAATATCCGAGAAATAGCCGAAATTGTACGTATCGACCAATATCCCCCAAGAGGTAGTTCCATCAATTACGTTCCCAGAAACAGAACCACCGACAACATTGCTAAGAAGTATCCCTCTAGCTCCAGCGTTGCGAATAGTGTTGTTGCTAACAATCGCATTACGAATAACGACACCGGGATTTGTTTGATGGAAGGCAGACGAATTGAGCGATATTCCATCGTCTCCACTACCCTCAACATGGTTGCCCGATATGACGATATCCGAAGACAACCCGGCAACTGACAAGCCATCTCTCCCCGTACGAATTGCCCTATTATTGAGAACACTCACTCGTTTGGCATTCTCAATGAGAAGGCCCATCGTACCGTTTAGGCCGCCGTATGATGGATCGTTCCCCTGCCAAGAGCTATCGATGAAAACGCCTTCAATGGTAATGTTCTCCATAGGGGGCGACCCATCCTGTGTCGCCAGATAGATAAGCGGCCCGTTGTTGGGTTGGTCAGTCGATGAAAGAGCATCCCTACTGCCGTCAGCCCTAAAATTGCGCAGTATTATGTTCTTGTCGGGAACAGCCCGCGAAGTACCATTGTTCCAGATTAGTCCATACGTAATCCATGGCGTTATGGATGACCGGAAGTCCGGAGACACCTTAAGGATAGATCGGTCCCCATATCCTTCGATGTATGTATCCGATCCGATAGTCAGTCTCTTCTCTGCGATGAAGGTTCCATCAGGGATCATGAGTTTTCGCTTTAAGATGCGATGTGCATCTATCGCGTCCTGCATCTGATTGGCCGTCGGCGTCACGCCGTCACCTATTGCCCCGAACTGCTTCAAATTTAACACTATGTCTGCAATCTCCCACCATGCCCCATCAGCCGACTGGAATTTTCCTGCATGGGTAGGCTCAGATGCAACGCGCTTATAAAGCGAAGCACCGCCGTCACCCACGGTTGCAAAACCATTGGTCCGAATTGCATTGATCCCGGCAGGGATTTCGAGCGTCTCAACAGCATTGCGCGTCGAATAGATCGGGACATTTCCCTGCGCAACAGCGTCTGAGGCAGCATTTTTCGCTTCATCACGCGCTTGTTCAGCCGCGTCTCTGGCGGCCTCAGCCTCCAAAACAGCCACTTCGACCTCGGCAAGCAGCGTTTCCATGTCGCCATAGGAAAGCATCCGAAGTGCCGATCCCGTATCTATGCAAAGGACGGCCATACCGGGTGTTAAATAGCCAGATGGCACAGGCGCACTTGTGTTCGTGACCAGATCACGGTTGATAGCGCCCGATACCTTCACCGGCCCGGTGTTCTCCTGAGTGACATTCAGGATATAGAGCACCTGATACGCCGCCGCAGGGATAGCAACAGAAGCGGTAACTATAATATTGTTGGCAGTGCCCTCATCAGCATTGTTCAATCGAATGACGCGATTGTCAGGAAAGTTCTCACTTCCTTCGGTCAGCGCCTTCAGCGTGTCGCGGATGTCCGGCTTGTGAGGGTTGAATGGCCCCGACGCGGGAACGCCATCAATTACGAAATCGCGGAAAATATCGTCAATCGTGCGAACGGTCATGCGAATGCTCCATGGCAAAACGCCCCGCCAAGGCAGGGTGTGAATTTCTTAGTTTGTCGGGTTGGTCAGGGCGTCGTTTTGATCGTGCTGGCCGAGTAAGCGCCTACGCGCCCCTTCTGGGTTCGAACGGCCAATTGGAACTCGTATTGCGTCAGTGCTGAGAGTGTCGGTGTTTCAAAACTCTCAGCATCGTTTTCGAGCGGCCCAGCCACACGCCATTCGGTATCAGCCGTTTTCTTCCAGCGGACCATGTAGTTCAGCAGGATATTGCCGGTCGGCGGGAAACTCAGCTCTGCCACTGGACCGGAAATGATGGTCACGTCTGGCGCATCCGGCACCGGCAAGTCATCATCCGAATTGGTTTCGTCCGATACCGGCGCTGTGCCTTCCTGCGACGTATCCCACTGGTAGGCAGCTTGCGGCATAGATTGAACCTGAATGGTCGCACCTTGAAGGATGCCGCCTTCACCAAGAATGAATTTGAAATCAAGGACTTCAAAGACACTGTTGATGCCAAACAGCGGGTATTGAATGCGGATCAGCCGCTCACCGAATGCAGCAAGGCCCATCAGGTTCGTATTGAATGTCCCCACCCAGTTCGGATTTGCGCGGAACCATTCAAGCTTCATCAGCCGCCTAGCTTGGCTGTGTGACGGAGCCATATTGAACTGTACGTCTCTGGCTTCTTCGCCGCGTACCGACACATCGTCTTCGTCTGCCCAAGGATCGGCATCGGATGCCTGATAGTCTTGGTTCGGATCGAGGAACGTTGCCCGGATGGTATTGGCCGTCGTCATCACGTCGCGGCCACGGCCAACATCGCTGAAGCCGGTGATCGCGTCAGCGGTCAGTACGACTGTTGGCTCGGACCATGCCCCGATATCAAGCGTAAGGCCACCGTCTGGCGTCGGGACCAGCCTGCCATCGCAACAACCCAGCATTCGGCCCAGCACGTCAGCAGGACGCTCATCAAGGCTGTATGAACCCCAGAGACGATAGCGAGGTTCAGTACCGCCAACAGCAATAGGGATTGCCTCCCCTGCCCTGTTATACGAAGCCACCCATCCCGCTTGTGCGTTTGGCGTCGTGAAAAGGCTTTCCGGCAGGCGCATACCGTCCTTGTGCGTCATGTAGTCCCGGATCACTGCGGCAGCATTATCATTCCACGCGACCGCGCCCGTGACCGGGTTTTTGACCAGTGACGTGCGGGCCACGACGCGATAGTTCGTGTTCACGCCGTTCGGAAACAGGCTGAGATAGTATTCGTCACCGACCGCGTATTGGCAGGCGAGTAATGAGGCTATCCCATCGCCCCGGTGGGCAGCCGTCCACTGGGGAAACTTCGATGTCAATTCGCTGTATGCCGTTTCGACAGGCGCACCGAGGCGCGACTGAATGCGCAAAAGCGGTTTTCCAGATGATCCCTCGCGCCATTTGCTCGGCGGCGTCGGTGAGCCGTCCGGCAGCAAATCAACCTTCTGGTCATCAAGCCAGTATTCTTCAATGGTATCGAATGGGCCTTGCCCCAAGGCAAGAACCTTGAAGAACCCGCCGCTCTGGGTTTCAGCGAATATCCATGCGCCAGATGTCTTGACGCGGCCATAGTGGCGAATGCGGGGCGGCGTAGGCTGGCGAACCTGCTGCTGCACATCTTCCGGCTTGGGCTGCTTTGGACGAAACAGCGACGATGCAAGGTAGGAAATGCCCAGGCCAATAGCCAAGCTGCCAAGCGTCGTACCGGCGGCAAGCGTGATGAGGGCAAGACCTGTCTGCAAGGCAGCGCCAAGCGCTCCAGCGCCCACCACAGACGCAATGATGCCGGAAAGTGCTACTGGCATTTAATTCTCCAAGCTTTCCAGACAGCGGACAGTGGCGCGCCAATCAGCCCATGTTCATCGTGCGAGAACCAGCAATTTCCGACATGGATCGCCATGCACAGTTTGTCGTTATGGAAGATCAAACCGACATCGCCGGTCACAGGCTCGCCGGTCTTAATGAACCCTTGCGAGCGCATTGCCCGGTTGACCAGCACAGCCAGCCCGCCACGATCTGCCAGGACCGATGCCGCCCCGGCAGCATCCGAATATTCCCTGTCTACCCAGGCGAGCGGCGACAGACCTGTGCAAGACCTGATCCAGCGATCAACGGTCGAAACACAATCAGTCTCTCCCCACCGGAAAGGCTTTTGCGCCTCGGCAGCTACAAACTCGGCAATGTTCATGGGATCAGTAATCCGGGTATTTAAAGCTCTTGAAGAGCAGCGAACCGATGAACTGACAGAACTTGTCACCGGGCGAACGGCGCTGTTGGTCTCGGTCGGTATAGCGGCCATATGCCGGTCGTGATCGGTTGAAGAATGCGTTCTCAGCGGTCATCGATATTGACTGAATAGCGCCTTCTGTACCTTGCATTTCGGTGCGGCTGATGCGGGGCGGCTGCATGAAGCCCCACCAAATCGGCGCGGGACCGCCAAGCGGCTGCCATTCCTCATCGAAAAGCTGGATCGAGATAACGACAATGCGCTGATCTACCTCATCATTCGCATCGAGTGCCATGGCGAGAAAGTTCAATGTCGCATCCGGCAAGCCCGAAAGCTGGAACGTGACATTCTGCGCGGCAGTGGTCGAAGCCATGCCGATGCCGTCAATCGAGCCATAGCCATACATCGGTTCATAGCGATTGCCTCCGGTTTCCAGCGCCGTATTCCCATTCCAGACACGCATCGTCTCCGACGCAAAGCGGAACTCAACAAGGAAATCAAGCCGCACTTCATGCTTGGCGAACTCGGCCAGTTGCGTCGGATCAAAGAAAGCCATCAGACATCTTCCACGAAATTCACTGTCGGGAATGACCACTGCGAAATGAGATCAAGATCGAGGTCCATTTCGCTGTCCGAAGCCAATCGCATCCTGCACACTGGATAGTCGAACTCCATCTCGCTACCAGCTGGCGCGGCTTCGCGGGCTGGAGGCCGGAACGTGATCGTTGCCGTATTTGTACCGGTCATCTGCACTGTGCGGATGCGGTACATCCGCTCCCCAATGGAGAAATCCATCCCCGGCTGCAATTGGCCCGCCGTAACAAGCGATATGTTGGCCGTCGTTCCGCGCAGCGGTATGTTGCTTGTCAGGCGGATATCGATTGATCGGGAGCGGTACAGCCCGCCATCACTGAACGGGCTGGTATCGGAGTGAGGCACTTTATCAGCGGCGCCGTTGCCGTCAGGATCGAACGGTTGATAAGCGCAGCAGCGAGGAACCAGGATCGGACGCAAACGACCTTCCAGCAGATTTGCAATAGCCCGAAATGCAAGAACGGAAGGCGATCCACGACGAATAATGATGTCGCTGAATGTGGCCTTCCAGATACCCGCATCGGAAGCCGTAACCTGCGTCACGCCCGACACGCTGGAAGGGCCTGCGAGTGTACGCGGGGCAATATTGAACGGGTCACGCTTCGGTTTGAGCACCGAACGGGGCCAGAGAATGGTTGCCATTACATTTTCCTTGCCTGAGCGTCGGCTAGCATGGTCGGGAAGTTCGATTGAACAGCCTTGGCGCTTTGCTGCACCGAAACCTGAACAATTGCGCCGGATGCGGTCTGAATGCGCTGATCGGCAATCTGAGCCATTCGGCCACTGTCATCCCGCAGAACAACGTTGATGGTTTCTGTGCTTCTGCCCTTACTCACCAATCCGGCACCGCGTGGCAGAACAACCTCGCCACGCTGTAGAATGGCAGGGATTTCCCCCGGCTGAAGGCCAGCAACGCCGCCGGTGTGATATCGTTTCGCGCCTGCAAACACCGAAGGTGAGACTGCGCGCCCGTGGTTGTAACCATGCGTACCGGCCACGCCGCCGCTGTGGAGGATGCCGGGGATGATTGCGCCTCCGAATAGGCCACCCTTGCCACCGCCAAACAAGCCGCCGCCGCTGAAGATATTGTTCAACGCGATGTCGATAAGCTTGCTGGCAACTTTCTGGAGAGCATTCGCCAAAGCCTCGGAAGCGCTCGCGCCATTCCGCAGATCATCAATGAAGCCGCCCAGAAGGTCTTTGCCCAAGTTAGCAAACTCTTTCGCCTCCCGGTTCAACTCCTTCTGTTCAAGCTTGTAGGCCCGCGCTGCTTCCTTCATCTGGTCGTAGGCTGACACGCGGCTCTGTGCGTAGGCGATCACGTCATCAACGGTCTTCCCGCCGCCGAGTATCGACTGATTTGCCGATATGGCCGACTGTGGCAGAACTTGGCTAACCAACGTGCCGCTCTTCGCAGTCAGAACCGAGATGGCACCTTTCGGGCCGAGGAAGTGGGCAAGCTGAAGTGCAGCTTCATTGACCGATACACCAGCTTGACGAAGGATCGCCGCATTCTCGCGGGCGTAGGCTTCAATCAGCTTCTTGGAAATCTCCGCATCATTGCGCAGCGCAAGAATTGTCTGATCGGACATGTTCTTGGCGCGATCCGGGAAGTTCTTCTTGAACAGATCAAGCCAAGTGCTTTCGATGAACTGGCCGAGGCCGGTTGCGGAGGAAAGTGGGTTCTTCGCATTGGCGCGCCCGCCACTTTCCGCCTTCACAACATCGCGGACATACTTCGCAACGATATCATCAAGCTCATCAAAGCTATCCTTCACCTTCTTGCTGCGAGTTCCTCCTGTGCGCCGTTCACGCTCTGGGGCAAAGCTTTCCGGGTTCGGGCGCTGACCGGGCGTCGGTATCGTCTGAGCAACACGGATACGGTCTTGGGCTGCCTGAAAGGCTCGATACGCATCATCCCGTTCTTCGCGAGTGGTCGCATTGCGGAGCGCATCACTGTACGCCTTCTCGGCCTTCTCCATTTCCGAAAGTGCCGGTATTGCGATATTTGCAAGCTCGCGCACGGACTTGGTGAAAGCGCTGACATTGTCAGCCTGCCGCTTTGCAGCAGTACCGACGCCGGTAATGACGCCTGTCAGCGTTTCTAGCTTCGACTGGACTTCCTCACCAGCCTTGCCAGAATTGATGATTTCACGAATGATCGCCTTGATGCTTTCCGGCGTTCCGGTCTGGTTTTCGATATCAATCAGGCGATTGATGAACTTGCGGATATCAGGGTCGCCGTTTTTGATGCCTTCCCGGAGGTTATTGAGAGCGCCCTGAAGCTCCTGAATGGTGTAGGTCGCGCCTTCAAACTCTCCGGCTGGTATCGAGGAAAGCTGTTCGTTCAGGTCACTCGCAACGCTAGCAATTGTGTCTTTGTACTCGCGGATGCGCTCCTGAATATCAAATGCCAGTATCTGGCGGCTTTTGGCACTATACTCCTCCGCACCGGCAGCGGCCTCTCCGTAGGCGTCCTTGATGCGACGGATAAGTTCAGAATGCCCTTTCAGGACCTCATCAGCACCTTTGGTCTCTTCGCCCAAGCTGGTGAAGTATTGAAGTGCGTATCCTGTTAGACCGATGATTGCGAAAGAAGCCAGAGATATAGGGTTGAGCATGGAAGTAATTGCGCCGCCGAACATCTTCAGCGCGTTGGTTGCTCCCCCAGACCCTTGGAAAATCTGGGATACCTGGCTGCCCTGCTGGACCATAACCGTAAAAGGTGATGTACCCATCGCCAGCTGTTGGGCAATGTCGTTTAGCTGAAAAGATAGATTGGTAGTGGCTGCTCGCACTGCGCCGACGGACATCACTGCCTTATCGCTACCTGCCTTGAATGACTTCGCCATATTGTCATTCGCTGACTTGAAGCTATTTTCAGCGGCCTGCGCCTCTTTGGCTGCACGGCGAGCAATAGCGGCCATCTGCTTTTCGACCTTGGCCTGCGATGCTTCAATGCGGATCAGCAAGGCGGCAGCATCGTCAGCCATGGTTTAATCCTTCCAAGTCGTCACTCGAACCCAGCAATACCGAGTTCGCTCAGAACTTCGTCGCTATAATCAGGTGCTTTGTCTTCCGCGCCGTTCGCCTTGGCGAAGCCAGTTGCGCAGCAGTTAAATTCCCACAGCGTCATGTCATCGATCTGCCGAGGCGACAGGCCGAGAGCGGCCCCAGTCATGTAGAACTGGGACCATCTTGTTTTTCCGTTCGGGAGCGGCGCGCTGCTTCTTCCGTCCCCGCCTTTAACTCCCCCGGCTGGTCTGCCTCCTCATCCCACATTAGGAAGGAATGGAGAATTGTTGCGGCAGGAACCGCAAGGCTGTACGGGCTGGCAATCTCAAGCGCTCGGTCGATGGTTCGCTGCGCCTCACGCTCATCCATTCCGCCGCCGATCAGGCCGAGCCGAATGGGTTGCAGAACATCATCAATCTTCCATTGAGATGTCAGAAGGCGCGTGAGTATAACGAAGCACCCGGCATCCGAGCGCTGTTCAAGCGCCCGAAGCTCCCCAATGCCGAGACAGAAATCATGCTCACCGGCTGGCCACACAAATGAACGGGCTGGCCGCATTATGGAGCAACCTTAGCGGTACGGGTCGGAACGCCGTCGAACTGGATTTCGATATCGGCGCTGACTTTCTGGCCCTTCTCGACGGCATTGTTGAGATTGACGAGGTAAGCTGGTCCGGTTTCATATTCCGTATCACCGACAGCCGCCTTGACGTGCTGGATGCGGATATTCTTCACCTGGCCGTTGTACCACCAGTCCATCATCATTTCGTGGCTCTGTGCGGCCCAAATACCATTTGCCGAGATGGTCACTTCCGAAGACTGAACTGCGCGCTCAATAGCGGATGGCAGGCTTTCGTCATCACAATCCTGCGGGACTTCGGTGGTCTGCATGTTGTGCTGTCGGTTGATACCGCGCTGGGTGAGGCCGCACACCTTCGTGAACGTACCGGCGGTTTCAGTCTCGACTTCGAGGATGAAATCAGGGAATGCGGCTGTGATCGGCTTGGTAGCCATGTGCTTTCTCCATGCGAAAACGGGCCAGCTACTCGCCAGCCTTAAAAGGGCTTGAGGCCCGGTTTCAGGTGAATGGGCTTACTTCGCCCGGTTACGGCTCTTCAGAGCGCGTTTTTCATCGCGTGATGGGCTTTGAACCTGGGTGGCCCAGCCCTTCGACACGCAATAATCGATGAAATCCTGCGGTCGTTCCTGCGGCTCTGGTGACGCCTTCGCGTTGAATGAGAACCGACTTTGTGGCCGAGACCAATTGCATTCGACCTTGAAGATTGCCCACGCCATCACGCTATCTCCACTTTTATCTCGACTTGGATAATTCCGTGCGAGGTCAGGCCATCGGGGTCAGTGACAACTTGGCAATAGGGAACTGTCATTTCGACAATTGCGTTGTCGGAAAGGGCTGGCGTATCCCGTATCAGCGCTTTTTTCACGCCATCCGTGATGTTCTTGCACTCGCCTTTGCCGACCGCACGAGACCATACATCCAACTGGATTGTATGTGTCTCTGCTTCGATGCACTCAGCCCCATCATCTACAATGTCCGATGGCCCAAAGCTGACATACGGGAACGTTGCATTGTCCGGTACGCGATCATAAACACGTCCACCCGCAAGCGTCAGGACTTCCGGGACGGTGCGCAATTTCGCGTATAGGTATCGCTGAAGCTCTTCGGAGATATTCACGCGCCGTTTTCCCTCTTAATCGCTTCTCGGATAGCTCGCGTTACTCTTGACCGGACACGCTTCTTGTTTGCGCGCCATGAGCCAAAGAAAAAGGGCTTCGGCCCCATTTCCTGGGTTCCGAACTCAAGCAACCGTGCGAGCTGAAACTGATTTCGACTGCCGACCCGCGTTTTCTCGCTGCCTGCAAAGATCAAAATGCGCATGGTGTTGTATTTCCGGTTCTGAACTTCACCGATCACCATGGAGCCTTTCGGCGCATCTCCCCAGGTCCAGCCGATGGTATTGGCCAACTCGCCAGTGTCACGCGGAACCCGGCGCTTCATCATATCCACGACTTCCTGAGCGCCCTTCTCCATCGCATCCGAAGCGGCTTTGCGAATTGCTTCCGGTATCGTTTTGGTCAGACGCTTCTCAAGGGCTTTGATGCCATCCACCATGACATCACCCTGTAGCTACGCCGCTTTCGCACGTTAGTGCGATGAATTGGCGGTTAACTTCGTGCTCTATATCTCTGATATTGAACGATTTCCCGGTGCGCACATCCCGAAGCATCCAGTCAGTGGATATCATCCGAGTGTTGGACGAGTTGCGGACCCGGATAACCTGGGTGTGCTTGCCCTGAAGGCGACCGGCAAGGACACTTTCACCGCCTCTGAGATGAATGAACTCGGCGCGTGTCTGGAACTGCTCGACCCACTGGCCGACCGTGCTGCCCATGCCGTCGTCAACGTCTTCGCGTTTGAGTAGCGCGACCTGATAATGAAGCTGACCCGATCCTGCTTTTGCCATGGTCACACCTTTGGACGCCGGAACGGCCAGATAAGCGCCTCATAGGCAGGGTTGCTGTCGATGCGTGGGCCTTCAGGGTCGCCACGGTACGAATACATCAAGCCAACATGCATGAGGATGGCAGCCTTGAGAGAAGCTGGAACTTCATCCGCCGGAACGCCAGCCGTGTATTCAATTGTCACCGCCTCGGTGCGAGAACCGGTTGCAGGCCACGAGCTTCCGTATGTCAGAGAAAGAACTGTTCCGCAGGCATAGTCCAACGTCTTGTAGGAGGCCGCCGGAACGGTTTTCTCCACATTGTCGGTGTCGAAGTACTTCACCGATACAACGCTCGCCACGGGGCCATTACGGAGCCGCAGGAAGCTATCGAACGAGCAAAAGGACTGCTTCCATGTCTGGGTGACAAGCGACATGTTTAGCGTTCGCTCCAGATGGTCGGTAGCAGCCTGAACAAAGCGCGTGATCTGATCATCGTCATCGGTAAACCCGGAGACGATCAGATGCTGGCGCGCTTCCTCAAGCGATACCGGCGTCACGGCTGGCGCTTGTGTGCGGACTGGAAGCAGCATCGATTATTCGCCCTTGTTCTTGTCAGATGCGCCTTCGGCCTTGTTCTTGGGCTTGCCTTCGGCCTTGGCCTTCAACACGCCGCTTTTCACCAGATGAGCAACATCGTTTTCCGATGCATCGCGCTCATCACCGGGCAGATAGAACTTGTCGCCCTGATGCTGACGGATAACTTCGTACTTCATGGGGTTTCTCCTTCGGTTCAAGAAACGGGCGGCGATAACCGCCCGTCGATTTGAGCCGACCGGATTACGGGGTCTCAGGCGCGTTGACATCGCCGTAGATGAACGCTTCTGGACGGTAGACGGCCAGAGCAAGACGTTCTTCCGCGAGGATGGTGACGAGGTTCTTGATGAAGTCGTCTTCGTTCTCGGTTGCGACTTCGACGCGAGCCTGCCAGCGGTCGAAAATCTGCGCACCCAGCTTGAATGCACCGGTGAGGAACTTGCCTGCGGCCATTGCCTGGGTCGTGACAACCGGCAGACCCCAGAGGGTCGGAGCAATCGTTCCCTGCGGGTTGCCGATGATGTAGCGGCCCTGGGTGTCCTTCAGGAGTTCGATAGAAGTCCAGTCAATCGGGCTGAGAACATGGCCCGTCGCCGGGTATTCAGCCAGAGCCGCCTGAAGCATCGCGACACGAAGGCGGTCAATGCCGGTCACGGTCGCGGGCATGGTCGTGCCAGCTGGAACCGCAAAGGCGGTTGCCTGCGGAATGATGCCCAGCAGGTTCTGGCCGGTGCCATCGCCATTGAGAAGCTGGTTCTCTTCGACGTAGGCCAGACCGTACAGCAGACGCTGATCAATGATCGAGCGCAGCTGGGCGATGTCAGACAGCACCTGACGGGATGCCTTCATCCAGTGAGCGATGACCTTGGCAGAGGTCGTGATCAGTTCAAACTGAATGTCAGAACCGGGCTTTGCAGCACCTTCAGCCACCGGAGCGGCGTTGTTGTTGAAGCCCTTTTCCTTGACGTATTCCAGCGAGCCGCCGTCCATCTGGCCCTGCGAAAGCAGATCGCGGATGGTGAGACGGCGCTGGGGCAGTTCAAGGATGCCCGGAAGGCGAGTGGTCTGGATTGCAGCGCCAACGGAACCGGCGGCGTTCGTGGTTGCCGTGGTCAGCGTGGCCTTGGTCTGAATGTCGATGCGACCGCGAGGGTTCGCCTGACCGAGAAATTCCTTGACCTTGTCGTTCTCAACGAACTGTTCGCCAATGGACTTTTCACGGTCGCCTTCGCCGCCGGAACGGGCCGCCTTCTGCTCGAACTCGTCAAGGCGGGCCTTGAGTTCGTTCATGGCGAGCAGATTTTCGTCGGCCTTTTCCTTCAGGCCTTCGCTGAGGTCGCCGTTCTTCTTGGCTTCCGCCACGGCCTTTTCAGCAATTTCCTTCACGGTATCGAACTTCTTCTCGAAGTCAGCCTTGACCTCCAGAGCAAGCTGCTCTGCTGTTTTCACTTCACTCATGGGAATGTCCTTTCTGGACAAAGAGGTTTGGATTTAACCGCGCAACGCAGTCAGGAAGGCGGTTGCGTCATCTGCCTTTTCGCCCTCTGGCTCACCCAGAGCGGCCTTCGCATAGCCAACAGAGGCAATCTGTGTAGCCATGCTTTTTGGAACCCCTGCCTCACGCAAGATGTCCTCAAACTCTTTGATAGGCATGGGATCGCCATCGCGCAGACGGCGGGCGAACTCTTCCATGCGTTCGGATTTCACTGCCTCGATACGGGCGCGGCGGTTGGCCGGGAAAGACACTGGCGAGATTTCGCGCAGGTCCAGTTCCTCCAGGTTGCGCACATTGCCGTCGGGCGTTGCCTTGATCTCGCGGTAGCCGATAGACAAACCGCCGATTGCGTTCGCCTTCATGAGTGCATGGACCTCACGGGCCTTCTGCACTTCCATGATAAGGCGACCCTTGCCCCAAAGGCCCTTTGCATCTTCGGTGAGGTCTTCCCAGATACCAATCGGCTCGTTCGGGTTGTGCTGCCACAACATGAGGACGTTGGTTCCCTCACGCTTATGCTTGGCAAGGCTCCCGGCAAAAGCCCCCGGCATGACGCGCTCGCCGTAGCTGTCCACGTTGCCATTGACCGAGCCGTAACCCGTAAAGGTGCCGTCTTCCGACAGGTCTTTAACCTGTAGGGCAAAGTCTTTGGTTTTCATCGAGATTTATTCCTCGTTGTCGGGCTGACGTGGCGTCAGTTCTCGGTCTTCACCGGCATCGGTGATCGGAACATTCTGCATCTGCATACGCGGGACATCACCGCCTTCAACCGGCGGGTAGTTTTCCAAAGACCTGACCTCATTGATGGTCATGGCCCCGATAGCGGTCATCTGCTGGTAGAACTTCGCCCTACCGCCGCTGTCGCCGCGCAGAAGCCCTTCCTGGTTAAATTCGATGATGATCCCGGCGGCTTTGTCCGCTGGCGTCAGCAACTGCTTTTCGAGCGCCTGTTCGATGCGCTTCAGACGACGGCGAAGAGTGAACTTCTGGAATGCCAGCGTCTGCTGCTCGATACCTGATCCCCAACTGGTCGATTTCGAAGTGTGGCCGACCATGTGAGGCGGGACGCCGAAGAACCGGCAGATTTCCTCAACCGAGAATGCCCGCGTTTCCAGCATCTGGGCATCTTCTGGCGTAATCGTCAGTTGCTGCCATTCCGTGCCGCCTTCAAGGACGATTGGCTTGCCAGCATTCCCGCTGCCGATCTTCGCGGCCAGTTTCTGTTCTGCGACCTCGCGCTGCTCTTCTGTCAGCCATTTCTCAAACTTCAGGACGCCAGATGGGCGAAGTCCATTCTGGAACATCGATCCCGCCGATGTGTCAGCGGCTTGAGCCAGCCCAAACACCCGGCGGCCAAAGTAAAGCGTTGACGCCCCACCGAGAGGATTGCCGCCAAACCCACGGATATGCAGGATTTCGCGGTCCGTCGCTTCGTTTGCTTTACCGTCCTCGGTCCATCGATAGACCAGACTGCCATCCGTCTTCTTCTGAACGCTCATAAGCGCCGGGAGAATGGGTGTGAGAACCTTCACCTTCTTGTCGGACCGAGTGACCCGCGCGTAAGCGTTGCCCCAAAGCTCCACGGAAGCCGCCATGAAATCCCAGAAATCAACTGCTGTCTGGTCATAGTTCGGGCTGTCGTGCAGAACGTTGTAGAGCGGGTGATCGCTTGCAGGCTCACGCGATCCGTCAGCATTGGTCCGATAAACCATCAAAGGCAGTGACGAAATCGTGCCGGAAATCAGGTTAACACAAGCCCAGACAGCCGAAAGCGCCAGAACATTGCGTTCCGTGATGATCTCGCCCGCACCGCCGATGCTGTCCGCTGGGTACCAAGCGTCCGGCTCACGAACGGTCAGGTTCCGCTTTACAGGCGTATCGCCAACGAAACCATTCAGCATCTTTCGCAATAGGTTCACGCTGCACCTGCCAAGCTCTTGAAGTAATCATCCATATTGCCGCCTTCCGGGGCCGCCGGGTTTCGGCTCATCACCGTCACCGCATCGAATAGCGCCATCACCGGGTCAATCTTCGCATCGCCTGCGTTTTGCTTGGTTGCCTTGATCCCGGTCGCCGTTGGCTCAATCTTGAGATTTCCCACACACCAGTCCATCAGTGATGACGGCGCATGTTTCAGCGTACCGTTCACAAGGCGGCGTTCAGACGACTTGATTGCCGTCATCATTCGCCAGCCCTGCGCTACGCCTTCCAGATTGCCGTTTTCCTGCGATACGCCGATTTCATCCAGAGCTTCGATCATGTCACCGAGGCCCGCCGGGTCAACGGCTACAGAAGCGAGCAAGCCCCGCTCTTTCACGTAATCGATCTTGCCAATTATGTCCGAGATGTCATCCAGCGCGTCATCGACAATCGTCAATTCACCTGCCCGCTGAAAGTCACGAAGCAGAGATGCGATAGACTTCCGGCGCTCAAGGACGCTTGTGTGACACCATGCATGTGACCATGAAAGCCAATTCCACGAGCCTTTCTCACGCCCGACTATCGTCATGCCGAATAAGTCATCCAGACCGCCGCCGTCGATCCCGACAACGCATACCTCACACCGATCCAGAAGAGCGTCGAGACTGGTTAACGACTTGTCAGTGCGCTCAGCCCAGAACTCAGCCCCTGGCCAGCGATTTGCGCGCAGATTTGAGCCAATCTCCACATTCAAATGCTTGGCAAGAAACACATTTCTCGTTTCAGGACCGCTTGCCAGTTCCTTTGTCAGTTCTCGATCAATCCAGTCAGATGAAACCGAAAGACCTAAATTTGGGTTGGTGACGTAGAAGTTTTCCGACTTCATAAATTCGCCGCTGTCGATCATCGACTTTGGGAACTCATACAGGACCGGCAGAAACTTGTTGTCCTCAATCTTGCCATCTCTCACATCGCGGGCATAGTCGAGCTTCGCCTTGAAAACGCCAGCGGGAGGCTCGTCGCTCTGCGTTGTCAGATAGATCACAAAACCTTCTGGACGCGATACCATGCCGCCCATTGCTTCGCGCAACATGGCGTCTGACTTCGGCTTTTTGCCAAACACCCAAAGCTCATCGATCAGGATGCGGCCCGATTTCTTACCGGAGACCGTATCTGTTTCAGCCGCGACAACCTTGAGCGCTGATCTATTCACCCGATGCGTAATCGTGCGGGTATGCTCTTGGACATGCAGCAAATCAGCCAACTCGTCATCAGCCCGCACCATACCGGCAGCAGGCTTGAAGCTGTTATTCGCCACCTCAAGCGTCGGGGCGAGAATGAGGATTTCTTCTTCCTCACGCCATCCGATAAGCAGCGCCGTCAACATGATACCGGCAGCAATGGTCGATTTCGTATTCTTTTTAGCAATGAGCAAAAGATATTCGGCGATTTTCTGCTGCCCTGTTTCCGGGTCATTCGCTCCAAAGATCGAAGCCACAAAATCAAATACCCACTGTTCGCAGCATTCGCCAAATGTCGGCTTCCCGGGTAGGTCAGGCACTCTAAGCGCCTTGAACTTCTCCAACGCGTAAGCCGCCTCATCTGGGAATAGCGGGGCGAAAGGGATCAGCGATTGACGATTGATAATCCGCTTTTCCCAATCTGGGCATCGCGTTGTCCATTCAACCATCAGACGACTTTCAGATTAGGACGGGAGCGCGGCGCAAACCGGCCACTATTCATAGCCTTCTCTGCCTTTTCCTGACGCTGTTCTTTCTTCCCCCCTTCACCCGGCTTTGCTACCGTGAAGCTTGCCAGCGCTTTCGCAGCGTCAAGCCTCAATTTCGGGTCCGCTTCCGGGTCATTCATCATCTGCTCGAAGAACTTGAGGGGATCACTGGCCTGAGCCGGTATGTACGGGTTCGGTTCGCCTGCCGGTGGTTCGTGCTTAACAGCCGCTTTTACCACATGTGTGCGCCCTATTGCCGCTAAAACATCCGGGTCTTTCTCATATCTCGAAGCAGCCTGTGAAGCCGTCTTTTCTGGGCATCCAGCCGCTATTGCAGCCTCTTTTTTCGACGCGCCTGACATACGCGCTTCGGCGTACCGGCGCTTCTGTTCAGTTAACGCCATCGATTAACAGCCTTTGTTAAGCGGGAAAAAATCTCTGCCTTAAGGGGATGCGCGGGTCTGAAAGCATTCCTATTTCAGACTTTTTGATGCCCCCCCAGTAGAACATTGATCCTATTATGGGACGACATTCCTGTTTCTCACCCTCGAATGACCCTATCGCCTATCCTTGGCTCGTAATTGGCCCACCAATTGGTGATTGCCTGTTCGGTTCTGGCCATATCTCGGTCTGGATCACGGCTTGCTTGCGCCATACAGGTAGGCTCATCCACCTCTAGAACGATGATGGCTTCCGGCTTGAGCGTTTGTTGCCACCAATCACGGTGCTTTGCCTTTGGCTCTGCTACTATGAACCAAGCTGCACGGTGGTTAGATGGTCGAGACAGGGAACCGAGCATGTCATTGCGCCTGTAGAGCGCAGCATTAAGCCACTTGTCACGGTCCCATCCGTGGATAGGTTCACCGGATATCTCCGATGCAATCACATCCAGGTCTATGACAAGATCGAATGGGCCTTTATTCCTAGCCACGTAGGTACTCTTGCCCGACCCGGAAGGGCCGCACACAATGGTCAGAGGAATGAACGAGGGCTGTAACCACTTAGGATGAATGGCCGCTACCTTGTCCGCTCTCTCCTGCGCCTGCTTGATGCTGTCGTGATATGCCTTCGATACTGACTGAAGGTTATCCATATCCCAGAACAGGGCAGCATCGCCTCTGTGTGGCTTGATATGATCCACTACGGGGCTATTCGGTGCAGGGTGCTTGCCGATCAGGAGGACGCCGGTACGCTGGCACTTGTAGCCGTCTCGTACCAGCACCTGCTCACGCAACCGCTGCCACTTGCTGGTCTTATACCAAGCTCGCCATTCGGTGTTCTGGTCCCGCTCCCTGAGGCGTACTGCCTCTTGCTGCTTCCGGTCCACTATCAGCCTTGGCTTCATCGTGGATACGAGAGGCTTGAGGGTGCGGAGCTTAGCCATTCGGCCTCGTGCAATCTGGTACGAAGTCTAGCGCGTTCTCTACATGCTCGGTCAAATCTTCAACTGTGGCGTCACGCCATGCCGGGTTTTCATTTGGCATCGGCAGGAGACCACGGCCAGTGCTGAAGTATCTACGTGTCTGCACCTGTAGGATGATCCTGCCATCTGTATCAGCTCGATACCGGCGGTTGCCTGTTAGCCTGACCATCTCTACCCCTTCGCCTTAAGCTCTGCTGCTACTGCTGCCTCGGTCTGGTGATCCAGGTATGCGTCTAGGCTTTCATGCATCTGGTCTCGGATTTCATCGGCTATGTCCATGTTGCCGCGCATTACCGCTGCGAGATGGAGGTGCCGTGATCCTACGATGTCCTGCCATGTGGCTTGCATGAACTGGATGGGCTTGGGCATGGTCAGACAATCGCAACGTTCAGGGTAATGGTGCCTTCCTTGGTGTCGAAGACAAAAGTTTCATCTTCGTTTGCGAACCGATCAGCCTTTACCGAAGACACCCGTTCGAGGAACTGCGCTTGATCCTTGGCAATGTCATCCATCAACCGGCGCATTGCTACGGGGTCTGCTGGCTGCACATCTATAACGAGCTTATCAATCTCGGTGGGCTTCTCTGCCCTTGGCAGCGCCATTGCAGGAACGGCAGCAGCTACAGGAGCGAGGCCGAGGAAGGAAATGAAGCGTCTGCGGTTCATGACAGTGACTTTCCGGTGCACGTGATCTGCGGCTTCAGGAGCGGGCTAATCGGATCGAGGTGATCCTTGCCCCGCACATCAAGAAGTTGATATCGTTGTTCAGGCCAACTATTCGGTCGAGGAAGAAGCGGCGCTATAGACTGCTCCGCTTTCACAATCTTCACCTCGCCAAGCTTCTCGCGGATTTTCTCCCACTGCGCAGCCGTAGGCGCGCCACTGGTGAATGCTTCGCTATACCCTTCAAGCCATGCTTTGAATTCGTTGAGCGTCATATCCGTTCCTCTGTTGGTATCTTCCGGGCCTGCCCACTTCACACCGCTATATGCAGCAATTTCTCCCCGGAGCGATCGGCGCTGCTTCTTCCGCACGAGTGTAGCTATTGCCTCATCGCCCGGTGGGATGAGTGAAAGGAATGCCGCTCCCAGAATGGCTAGACAGTTGAATGTGCCTGTGCTGAATTGTCAGCGGGAGGCTTATCATGTTTGAACACCAGACAATCGGGGTGACTTGCCCTAAATGTGGAAATCAGATCGAGCAGACTATCGGCTGGCTTAAATCCAACGATAATGTCACTTGCCCTGGGTGCGGTTCTGATTTCATCATCAATAGCGAAAAGTTCTTCGCCGGAATTGAGAAGGCCGAGGAGGCCATCTCGAAATTCAGGAAATCTATCCGAAGTATAGGAAAGCGGAGATAGCATTTCATGCAATCCATTCAGGTCAATGGATAGCTTCAAGGCACATAATGCCATCTGAACACTCCAAATGAAAAACCCCGCTCAATGGCGGGGCTGATTGTTGGTCGCATATTTAGACAGATGCGCTATCCTGATGAAAACAGGAGGGCAGCAATGTACCAGATCAAGGTATTAGAACTTCTCGAAGACGGTACGTCACGGCCACATGAGTTCACCGAAATGGAAACCGCGCAAGAGTTCGTCCGACACGCTACCTTTGACCTGAAGGTCTGGATAGAAAAGTACGGTATCTTTGACCGCGATGACTTCTTGAAGCTCCGGTCTATGCCGCAGGATGAAGCCATCCCATTTTAGTTTCGTGCCTCTCTCCAATGAAAAAGCCGCCACCCGAAGGCGACGGCTGAACCATGGATGGTACCATGGATGGTAAGATCAGACCGGACACTACAGAGGAGCATTTGCCTGTCTGTAGGTCCTTACTGTCCGGCATCGTTTGTATCAGTGACGAACACCGGCTCACTTAGATCAGAACGGGCCGGGGCATCTGCGCCGACACTTATGCCTCGACGCTTTCAGCGCCGCCGTACTGGTTACTGTCCGAGTGGCAGGCTCGCAGCAGGATTTGAACCTGCGACCTGTCGTCCCTCGTCGGGCTGCGACTGCTCTATCCAGCTGAGCTATGCGAGCCTGTTTATCCACTCGTTTTTAAAGCCCTCATGTCTCGCGCTAACCGGATAAGTGGGGCGGTACTGCATGAGGTCAGATATGTGCGCTAGTCGGACCCTTTCGGGCGAGGCTCTCACAACGTCTTTACGCCACCATTAACCGACTACGGCTATCTTCGCTGGCCGTCAGCTACTTGCGAGGAGCCGCCTCGCATTCCGTTGAATGCACTGCCCCGAAACTTTCGCGCAAGGTTTGTACCTGACCCTTGTTCTATCGAATCAACGGGGGCAACTGTTTCATGAATGACGGCGGAAAGAAAACTCGAAGGGGAAGACCTCGTAATCCAATCGAGAAAGTTAGCTTGTCTATACGGCTCGAAGTCGAACTCGTTAACTGGATTGTAGATAACGAACCGAATTGGCGCGAAAGGATAGCTGATTTGATACGAGAGGAATTCCAACCCCGCATGCAATAAAAAAGCGGCCCGAAAGCCGCTGAAATCCTTCAGGTCGCAATTCTGCACCCTGAAACTATGCGCAGATTATTCTGCTTCGCGGGATATGGCAAGACATTCATGCGACTTTTCGGCGTTTCTGTGTGAAAAAGTGTCGATGAAGCGCGTTACAGGCGAGACGAATATCTCCAAGCATGTGCGGGAAGAATTGATCATTCTCAAGCATGAATTGAACGGCAGCATAGAGATTGCCATTTCGCGTTTCGGCCTGTGCTTCATCTATTGCCTTACGTGCGTCGGTATAAGCCTGCTTGGCGCGCTTTACCCATGCCTCGTACTCATCTGGGTCAGAAGCGCCAATCGAACCAATGTTGTCATAGTACGCGCCAGAGGAACATTCCGCCTTACGCTTGTCGTTGTAAACTTCCCGGTAGCGCTCGGCGGCGTCATACTGGCTCGTGCTGATGCCTTCCGCCTTGTCTCGCTTCCATGCCATATGCAAGCGCCCCAGGTTATCACCGGCCAATTCACTTAATGCTTCCGAAGCACTCATGCCGAATATCCTCATCCTTGCCAGTTGCGCCACCTTTGCCGGCGGCTCCTTTGCCCTACTAATCTGACCGGATGGTGTGCGCAAAACCCCTTCCTTCTTCGGCCTCCCGCGCTTGGCATGTCGCTTTGCTGCTTTCGTTCTCGCCGCCATGTCTGTTCCTCGCTGACTGGGGTTATGCTGAATAATGGTCTACAATCGTCGCTCCGATGGCGGCACACAGGCAAAGGAAAGCTAAACCAGCCGCATCAGAGGGATTTTTCAGCGCCATAGACATGAGAAAGCCAGTAATAAGCCATGCTACCGGGATGATTGCCTTCATCGCCCTCTCCTATGCCGCTTGTTTGTGAGCGCTCTTGAGAGCCTCACGGTTGATGCCGAATTTCTGGATGGCATGGACAACGGTGGAATGATCACGACCGCCGAACAGCTCACCGATTTTGACCGTCGAGAGATCGAGGCGAAGCTTTGCCACTTCAGCCATTGCCGCATGTCTGGCCTTGACGACGTTGTAACGGCGATCCCGGCTCATCACGTCCTTGACCGAGACGTTAAAATCGTTGGCTACAGCCGCAATGATATCCACAACCAAAGGACGATTGGCGGCACGAACCTTTTCAAGCTCCCTCTTTCGTGCATCCTCCAACATCCGCGCAACACGTTCCGCACGCTCTCTGGCTTCCTGCTTGCGAAGCTCCTTGAGCTGAGCGCGCTCTTCCTGTTCACGCTTGCGGCGTTCTTCTGCGCGGCGCTTGGCCCATACCTTCTGAACGAATGCAGGGTTCATGCCCTGATAGACACCAAGCGGGTGCTCAAACTGATGCCCAAGATTTGAATAGTCCATTACGCTGCCCTTTTCGACTGGTCATCCCAACGGACGCCATAGCGGTCTTTTCCGTCGGTTGGTTGAAGTAGATTGCTTGGAACACGGCACCCGGCATCACCGGGCATTGGACCCCACACTGCTGAAATCCAGTTTGAATTTCTGCGGGCGTATTTGAGACGTTTTTCCCATTCGGCTTCGAGGGCGTCCGGGGCTAGCTCGGCGTCTGGCGTGATGGCTCGCACCGGCTTCGCAAGGCCCTCACCAGCCTTGAGGCGGTTATTGTAGGCGTCTTGGATAGGACCGACGAAAAACGACCACTTGCTCGCTGGCTTATCGCCTTTGGCCCGCATCTGCGCTGCCTTTGCCCTGATGGCAGGGAGAATATCCGCTTCGAGATCGACTCCAGCCGCAAGCAATCCGAAAATTGGGCTACAGTCGAAAACTCCGTGAGGCTGGATTTTATCTCCTGCCGCTTCGATCAATTTGGCTTGGAGGGTTGATCCGTCCACGTCCAGTCCCTTGTGCGTATGCGCGCGCCGCTGACGGTTCTCTGATGGTTCTACTAATAGGTTACTCGGAATTTCCTGCCGGTGAGATGTGCGTGAATTTCCGGTGAGATGTGCGCCATTCTCCGGGGAGTTATTTTCCGGTGAGAATGCTTCCGGTGACTTTTCGAGCTGCATAACGATGAGATCAGACGTGCGATATCCATCTTCACGACGCCGCTCCTGACGGACGATGAGGCCCATCGTTTCGAACTTATCAAGCCATTCACGTACAGTTCTCGATGAACACTCACACTCCTTGGCCAGCTTATCCTGACCCGGATAACAGGAGCCATTTTCATCGGCATAGTTGGCGAGCATCAGCAACACGGCTTTGCCAGTGGCGTTGCCAACTTTTTGCTTTACTGCCCAAGTCATTGCCTGAAAACTCATCAGTGCAGCCTTTCCAGATCGCGCACCGCCGAAGAAGCAACGTCTACAAACAGGTCTATCGAAGTGACCGGGCCGTTACGCTGCTTGGCGATGGCAAATTCCAGGACGTTTTCGCAGTCGATCAGCTTCGCGGCGATTTCTGCCTGTTTGCTTGGATCGTCTGACTTTTCGCGGAGAAGGTAATAAGCCTCGCGGTACAGGAAAATGATTGTGTCCGCGTCCTGCTCAATGGCGCCGCTGTCTCGCAATGAGGAAAGCTGCGGGCGCTTGTCTGCCTGCGTTTCCAGACCGCGGTTGAGCTGCGACAGGAGAACAACGGCAATCCCGTATTCACGAGCCATCGACTTGAGAGCCGAGGTCATCTCAGCGATTTCATTCGTGCGGTTACCGGAATATCGGTTAGATGCGCGGATCAAACCCAGATGGTCGATCATGAGCATTTCCAGAGGATTTCCAGACTGTTCCATCTTCTGCATCATGGTTTCAAGCTTGATGCGAATATCGGTGATGGATAGGCCGGACTGTTCCTCAATGAGAAGCGGCAAATCCTCAAAGCGCTTGGATGCAGCCTGAAGCTGGTCAAGCTCTTCCATCGTGGCACGTCCGGTAATGACGTTCTGGTAAGGAACGCGAATATCCCAGTTGAACGCGATATCCGTCACAGCGCGCGCGGCAAGCTTGTCGGCATCCATTTCAAGGGAAATGAACCCGACACCGTGACCGGCACTCGCAACCTTGAGACAGGTTGACAATCCTACGGTGGTCTTGCCCATGGAAGGGCGACCGCCAATAAGCGTCAGGTCACGCTTGTGAATTCCGCCTGTCTTGCTGTTTACGTCGCGAAGGCCCCACGTCAGACCAGTAAGGCCACTGCCGCGCTCCTGTGCTTCCTTTGCAGCTGCAAACGCATTGTCCGCTGCATCCTTGAGGGAAAGCTGAGACTTGCGGCGCGGCCCACGGCGGACGTGAGCAAGAATGTCGTCTGATACCATGCCGAACGTTTTGATCAGTTCAACAGGGCTGGAAGCCGGATCGCCTGCGGCTTCTGCCAACATAGCGGCTTCCTTCGCAATCTGTGCCTTGGCCCACTGGTCTACAACGCGCTTGGCTGTGTTCTCGAATGCTGCGCCACCAAGCACAGCACTGACAGCCAGACGCGCCAGATAGGTGATAAGGTTTTCTCCTACAGCGGCTTGGTACTGATCCTGAATAGCCTGCGGGATCAGCTTGATCACTACCGCTGGCTTGGTCGAGTTCATGCGCTCATGAGCCGTAGCGATGGCCGCAAATATCTCGGCATGAACTGGCTCAAGGAAATGAAAAGGTTCAAGGATTGTGGAGACACGGCGGAAGTCGGTACCCATCAGAAGGGTTCCGAGCACTTCCTGCTCGATCTCGATCACGAAAGAATTCTTGTCGGGAGTGGCGTTCATAGCTTAGCCCTCAACCGTTCGATAATGTCTTGCGTCACGTCTCCAACATGCTGCCAGTCACCAAGATCGTCATTGGCTGCAACTGACTGCGCCCATGCGATAGCGTCATCTGCGCTACGGAGGATGAAGACTGGAGAGCCGTTCCACTGGGCGGCGAATGTCTTCTGGTTTTCGTTCAGGGCCTTTGCATAGCCCTTGGAACCGCTTTTCACTTCGACCAGGTAGGTGACGCCGCGAAAACCTGTCAGCAGGTCCACAGGCTGATCCATGCGCAAAACGCTGAATCCGACGCGCTTTAGGGCGTCAACGATGGCTGGCTCTGCAATATCTCGCTTAGCGGCTCGTCTCATTACGACACCCATTTGGCGTAAGCGAGCGCAACCATCAGCGGAACAAGCGCACAGGCCAAGGCTATGAGAATGGAGCGGAGTTCGATCATTGTTCGCCGTCCTTCAGCTCAGGGCAAATCCATTCAGCCAGCCAAGCGGCCTTGTCACGGAGCCATATGGCAATCACGTTCCGGCGCTCGAATGATAGCCATCTGAGCAAGACGGGCGGTTTCTTCGCGGTAAGCGGCATGTTTCTTCCTCGCTTCGAGGATCGCCCGCATATCTTCGATCTCGCGGTATTCGATCCGGCTTGCTTCTTTGTTGAAAACGGCTCTGACCCGCCGTCTGGTCCACGCATTGTTACGCTTGCTCAGAAGCGCATAAGCCCGCTCAAGCATCGACTTGACGGGTTCGCGAATGCCGCGAGCGCCTATCACATCGTCAAGCAGAGATGCGGCCATATCCACGTCAGACATGGGCTGTTTCTCCTTGGCTGAAAAATCCACGTTCGCGGACGAACGATCCGTATTCATGGGTGACTCCGCTGCTAGGTTTCTGGACATGGAAGCAGCCCAGAAACAGCAACGGAGTTGGAGCTTGGAAATGATCGGGGATGCGGTCGCTAGAGTGCTCGGCAAAGCACGAAAGGCCGCGATTGCCCGACAAAATGAGATTGCAGACGCAAAAAGACGCGACCCCGTAGTGTTCGGTCAGACGGGCGTTGAAGTCACGCGCCAGCATGCTGCGCCTGCTACTGCGGGAGAACATGCTGAACTTGAAAGAGCGCGCATTACGCGCCCCGCAGGTTCGAAAATTTGAATTGGACAGGGTGTTCCTCATCGCCGCTATTCCTGTCCAGATGAGGGAGCCGAGACGCTAGGGAGTGCAGCGTCTCGGCTCTTTTCGTCTGCCGTGTGGGGGGCTTGGGGAGTGGCAGACGAACGAAGGAATAGACCACGGCGCTTTGCCAATAGGCCGGGATATGATGGATGAACACCAAATCTTTCAGAGATAGACTTTATCGGCTCGCCGCTGACGTAGGCAGCAAGGATATTTCCCTTATCGGTACTCGTGAGACGCGGCGCACTCATTCCGCACCTCCCTCGCGCGTGTCGCGCGTAAGGGCGTCGAAATACTGTTCAACGAGGGCTTCGTGACCTTCAATTTTCTCTTTCTTTTCAGCGATTTCGAATGCAGCGACCCGGCGAAACGCAGCGCGAACCGCTTTCGTGTCGTGGCCTTCGGCTTTCATCTCCGCAAAAAGCTCTTTCAGGTCATCGGCGACGGCCTGTTTGGCTTCCTCACGGTTCAACCAACGCTGATAGAAGGATTTCAGGCGTTCATTGCTCATACCGACGCCCTCACAGAACGGGAGCGCTTGGGAGAAGGAACCTTGCCGCCGTTCGCTAACATTGAAAGAAGCTTGAGCGCCGGGCCGCGAGGCTGCATCCCAGCCTCCCAGAGAGAAACTGTGCTTTGGTCAACGCCAATCGCAGCGCCCAACTGTGCTTGGGTCATCTTCAGATTGGTGCGGAGTGTGCGGACATCGATTTTCTGTTCCATGAACCAACTATGGAAAACTCATAGTTATTTGTCAATGAGTTTCTCATAGGGAATTATGACATACTCAGAGATATGGAACTTCACGAGAGATTAGCAGAAGCAAGACGGCAGGCGGGGTACGCTTCAGCACGAGAAGCGGCGGACGCCCTGGGTATCGCCTACCCTACATATGCCGGACATGAGAATGGAAGCTCGGGCTTCCGAGCAGATAAAGGCGAAATTTATGCAAAAAAGTTCAAAGTGCGCTTTGAATGGTTGATGCGCGGCACGGGGCCAATGGTTGATTTGGCTTCAAAGTACCGCGAAATCCTCATGGCTTACGATAGCTTGCCTCCAGATCTTCAGGAGAGCTACGCCGATGTTTTGCGCAAGCTTGCAGCGCCCTACCAACCGCAAGAGCCTGATCAAGCACCGGCTCCGGCAAAAGTAAAATCATCTTCAAAGTAGCATCGCGCTCTACGATCTGGCGCATTTCAAAGTACGACATATTGTCCGCCAGCCCACGCAAGTGGGCTAGCGTATCTTCCATTTGAGACCGTTCACGCGGCTTGTATGTGATCATTTCAAACCCCGCCGAGATAGAGCTATATCTTTTCCATTTCCGCCACTTCTGGCGGCAACCGGTCACCATGTGCATAGATGAGCTTCGGTTCTTCATAATCGCCGGTATCGGCATCACCCTTACTCACAAAAGCAACAACAGCGGGTTTGATTGATGCCAGCTTTTCCGCGATCCGGCGCGCATGGCTTACATCTTTCGCCAGAAATGGCGCATCGGCATTGATTTTGCCCTTGGGTGCCTTGCTATATGCCTGCACCACGTACTGCGTTTGCATGCTCATACTCTTACTCCCTGTACGCTTGTTATGTGCGACAGGATGACTCAGAAAACGGAACAGAACAAGAACATTCTTGACGAAAGGTAAACGGCATTTTGCCGCCGCCAGATGTTGTGGCTTGGACACCTCAGACGACCCACAGAGTTTAACAGTTGACGATACGTTTGTATAAATTTATAATAAGAACTAAATTTATGTTGAGGGAGCCACCAATGGTCAAGTCTTTCGAGAACCCATTTCGCCCGGGTGCGGGGCACATGCCGCCGTATCTCGCGGGACGAAAAGCAGAAGAACAAGAATTCCGAAAATTGCTCAAGCAAACGACGATTCTAGAGAATCTCATTCTCACTGGTTTGCGCGGTGTAGGGAAGACAGTATTATTGGAAACTTTTAAGCCACTAGCAATCCAAGAAGGTTGGCTTTGGGTAGGCACAGATCTCTCAGAGACGGTCAGTGTCAGTGAGATAAATTTCGCAACTAGAATCCTCACCGATTTGTCCGTGGTTACATCCAGTATAACATTGAATGTCGGTCAGCAGGAGGGGATTGGCTTTAACGCGACAACAAAAAATCTTCAAAGACCAGTCGACTACCACTATTTGAAAGGTCTTTTCGACGAAGCTCCAGGTATAACATTAGACAAGCTCAAAACAGTTCTAGAGTTTGTATGGTCACTTATGAAGCACACAGATCGAAGGGGTATTATATTCGCATATGATGAAGCCCAGAATCTAGCTGATAACGCAGAGAAAGAACAGTTTCCACTGTCGGTAATGCTGGATTTATTTCAATCAATTCAACGCAAAGGCATACCGTTTATGCTAGCGCTAGTTGGCCTTCCTACGCTCTTCCCAAAGTTGGTCGAAGCCAGAACGTATGCTGAAAGAATGTTCCGCGTCGTATCATTGGGTCAACTTGAAGAGGATGACCGCCGATTAGCAATAACAAAGCCCGTATCGGATGCCTCCTGCCCAATCACTTTCTCTCAAAATTCAGTCGAGGCAATTTCTGGCTTATCAGGCGGGTATCCTTATTTTATCCAATTCATTTGCCGTGAGGTGTTCGATATATGGATACAAAGAATAGATGCTAATGAGGAGACAGCAATACCAGTAGATTCTATTCGCAGAAAGCTAGATACAGATTTTTTTGCTGGCAGGTGGGCTCGCGCTACGGATAGACAACGTGAAATGCTATCCGTTATTTCGACGCTGGAGAATTGCGATGGTGAATTTTCAGTTCAAGAGATCGTAGACAAGTCTAAAGATATGCTCGAGAAAGGATTCAGTAGCAGTCATGCAAATCAAATGTTGGTGGCACTCGCTAACTCTGGATTGATTTATAAGAATCGATACGGACGCTATTCTTTTGCGGTTCCTTTAATGGCAAGCTTTATTCGACGTCAAAGCTATTAAAGGAGGCACACCAACTTCCCTCTAATTTTGTTCCGCCAAATTAGAGGTCACCTATGTGAGTGAGTAGAACCAGAAAATCGGAGCATGAATTCCGAGCTTAAAGAGCCCACCTACCTGAATAGGATGAAGCCCGCGGCAAATATGTTGGTGAATGGCGTCTCCCGTGATCTGCAATTAATTGCATCCATACAACCCCGCTTCGGCGGGGTTTCTCATACCTGACGAATAACCCCGCCGAAGATAGCCAATCTGGGCGGGGTTTTATATTGCGCTAGCAAGGGTCGATATAAGCGTTCCACATCTGCGCGCCACGCGCTGCGGTTCACATAGTGTCATGTATCTGATCCCTCAGAATTTTTCTGAGAGCCGCATTATGTGAGCCGGTCGCTATATAGATATTATCTAACGAATAAGGTCCGGCATCTCCGAAGCGGCACATCATGTAGCCAGTACCGCGCCCACGCATATCCCACTTGCCAGACCACTTCCAGACCATCCACCAATCCCATAGGGATAACTCCCATTCAATATTTCGAACTCTCGCCTTTTGGCGTTGGGCCTGCCAAGCGCGTGTGGGGGTTTGGCCGATTGATGCCCCTCCCTTCATCATTGAGCGCCCAATCTCTAAAAGTTCTTCATGCTGCTCGGCAGTGCAGCCAAATAGCTCCAGTGCCGTCACGTCTCTTTTTGCCTGTTTCTCCTGGTGTAGTCGCAGGGATTCCAGCCTTCGGCGCGCCTCATAACGAGTTCTCGCGTCCTTCACCCCGGCTCTTCTGACAATCTGAGAGACGCGCTGGCGCGACACTGAGAACGAAATTCCGATCTCTCGCATACTCGCACCTTCTTGGAAAAGGCGAACCATTTCTCGATGAGCATCATGATGAATCTTCATTTTCTGTAACCCTGTTGATTCCCCTCATGATGACCACGGCGCGGGCGGGTGTCAAAAATAATTATGACTTTTCCATATTTCCGTTTGACATAAGTATGAGTTTCTCATAGTCTGATCTCAACAAACGAGATCGGAGCGCAACAATGCACCCCTCAATCCAGACAACCCACACAGACTTTGCAAAGACGCTTATCGGCCTGACCGTTAAGGCAGAAAAGCCGGTTCGTGAATGCACCCGCCAAAAGCGCGTCATGCAGCTTGCATGGTCCATGTACCGCGCAAAGCAGGCAGCGGAACTCAAGGACATTGAACTGTACCGCGCCGAGGCCACGCCAGAGCAATTCAAGCGTTGGATCAAGCGGAATACGACCTTCAATGCCAAGCAGTTCGGTTTTGCCCTGCAAAACGCACATCGCGCCATTTCGATGGAAGAGCATCAGCCAACATTCATCACGACCAAGCAGAGCTTGCTTATCGGCTCTGACAGCCGGTGGAGGTAGGACGATGACCCTCTACACCTTCGTAGCAATCCTTTTCACCGTCGCCGTTGCCAGTGTTGCAGCAGCATTTCTCATGCTCTGCCACCTCGAAAGAATGGCGGATATCGCAAGGAGTGAAGTCGATGTCTGATCATCTCACCATGCAAGGCGTGAAGTGGTTCCAGACCGCAACCAGCCTCGACACCACGAACGATGAAAAGATGGAAGCGCTGGAACAGCTTTTGAAGCGCGATCTTCCCCGCGAACTCCGCGACCAGCTTCGCATCATCTTCAACGAAATCCGCCCGCTTGAGGCCATTGAATATCGTGAGGTAGCAGCATGACACCCCGCGCTGAAATATATCTATCCTCCGCCATGAAGCACCGTGGAACAGCAAACTATTGCCGTCGCGTAGCTATCGAGAATGAGGCAGCTAAGTGCACCGCTCTCGCCCGCAAATGGTGGGACTATTACTGGGAATATCGAGCGAAAGCTTGGGGCAACATTGAAATCGCCCGCCAGGAAAGGCGCGCGTCATGAGCGACCGTTATCTCAAAGCCGATCTCGCCTCCATCGAAGCCCAGATATCCGAACTGGTTTCCGACAATCCAGAGCTGGCAGACGATGAAGAACTCCGCGTCGACATGATCGACGGAGAAACGAGCGCGATTGAATTTCTGCGCCGTGTCTATCGCCGAATGCGCAAGGCCGAAGCTCTGGCAGAAGGTGCCAAGTCTGAGAAGGATGACGCCGCCGAACGCCAGAAGCGTTTCGAGAAGCAGGCAGACGGCTACAAGGCCCTCTCCCTTGCCATTCTCAATGCTGCAGACGTTGAAAAACTGGTCACGCCATTCGCGACCTACAGCGTTCTTGATCCTCGCGTCAAAGCAGAAGTGACGGACCTCGAAGCCATTCCCCAAGGCTTTTACCGCCTCGAAAAGAAACCAGACATGAAAGCCATCAAGGAAGCGCTTGAAGCCGGGAACGAACTCCCCGGCGCGCATCTGACGATTGGCGTTCATTCTCTCATGATCAGGAGCAAGTGATGAGCAATCTCGATCTGTGGGAAGCCCACGCGGATATCGATCCCAAGTACACGAAAGCCATCACCGGCAAAGCGTACAAGGGAACGTCACCCAACCCTCAATACGTCATCAAGTGCCTGACGGAAATGTTCGGCCCAGTTGGTCAAGGTTTCGGCTGGGAAGTGTTGTCCGAAGAGTTCACGCCTCTTGGCGATGAAATCCTGCACTGGTGCCGCATTCGTTTCTGGCACACCAAGCGTGAGCATTATTACGAGGCATATGGCCAGACCAAGGCGCTTATGAAGACAAAGAGCGGCCTTATGTCGGACGAAGATGCTCCGAAAAAGAGCCTCACAGACGCGATTATCAAGGCAGCCTCACAGCTTGGCATCGCAGCCAACATCTTCCTTGGTCGTTGGGACGATCAGAAGTACGTGGCCGAACTCCGCGACGAATTTCGTCAGGATGATCAAGCCAATAAGCCAGCGCCAAAGAACGACGAAGCCCGCGCAACCTACGCGGCTCTCGAAAAGGACATGCGCCAGAACACAACCCGCGCCGATCTGGGCCGGTGGTGGCGAGATCCCGAATGTGAAGCCCTGCGCCGAAAGCTGCCGGTCGATTGGCAAAAGAACTTGCAGCAGGCGGTGACCGACTACGGCAACACCCTCCCCGAAGAACAGAAGGCGGCTTAACCATGAAGATCATCAACATCACAGGCCGCATTGGCAAAGACGCTGTTCTCCGTCGCACCCAGAATGGTGATGCGGTTCTCGGCTTCACTGTCGCCGTCGATGAAGGTTACGGCCAGAACAAAAGCACGATCTGGTTCGATGCTTCTATCTGGGGCAAGCGTGGCGAGAGCCTTGAGCAGTATCTGCGCAAGGGAGCCAAGATTACGGCTTCCGGCGAGTTCAGCATGCGTGAGCATGACGGAAAGACCTATCCGACAATCCGCGTTGATCACATCGATTTCGATGCTCCGAAGCGTGACGAACGGCCAGAGCCGGCACAATCACGGCACGCTGGCCAGCCCGCCAACTTTTCAAATGATCTGGACGACGAGATTCCTTTTGCACCGGAGTTTCGATGATGGCGAAGAAAGAAAAATCACTCATCATCGTTCGCAAGACGCCACGCGGTTTGCAGCCGGTTTCCAGCTTCGATGCAGAATTGCTTCTGGCTGCACCGCTTGGAACTGAATTCAACCTAGCATCGCTGACAAAGCGGTCCCTTCCGCAGCATCGCACCTATTGGAAAGCGCTAAGCGAAGTCGTCAAGGCAACTGGCAAATGGCCGACCGCCGAGAAACTTCATGACGCTCTCAAGCGTGCCTGCGGGTATGTCGAAATTCGTTACAACCTAGACGGATCATCCTACATCGCAACGGACAGCACGTCCTTTGAAGCCATGAACCATGACGAGTTTTGCAAGTACATGGAACTGGCGATGACCAAGCTTTCCGAAGCCATCGGCTATGACCCGCTCGCCTTCTTGGAGGACGCAGCCTGATGTTTATTCACTTCATCGCATCCAAGTTCCGTACTTTCTGGGAGCGCTATATCGATCCTCTTCCAAGCCTTCACCGCAAGGCCGAAGCCCTCAAGGCTGAAATCGTAAAGGCGAAGAAGCAGAAGAAGCGCTTTAGCCATCTCGAAGCAGAACTTCGCCACGTCATGGCAACCATCATCGCAGTTGAGCGCGGCATTTCCTACCGCAATGGCTCTCTGGATTGGGGGCAGTGATGGCGCGGCGTGAGTTCACCAAGAAGGTTTACGCAGAAATCGTCAAGCGAGCCATGCAGCCGAATGGAGACATTGCCTGCGAAGGTTGCGGACTGATCCTTGGCAAGAAGCCCTATCATATCGATCACATCAAAGCGGATGCTCTTGAGATCGATAAAAGCGCGAAGCTTACGGCCAATGATGGCCAACTTCTCGGCGTCGATTGCTGTCATAAGGAAAAGACGAAACAGGACGTTGCCGTCATTTCCGAGGCCAAGCGCCGTGAAGAAAAGCACCTCGGCATGAAGCGTCCTTCTTCCAAGCTGGCGAAAACCATCAAAGAGCCGAAGCGCCTCACAAAGCCCCTCCCTCCCCGTAAGCGCGACATATTCGGTCGCCCTGTTAGCGAAGGTGCGCGAGCATGACCATCCCAGAACACATCGTTGAAGGCGTCTACGATCATCTTTGCCGGATCAATGGAGAATGGCAGCCAATCGGCCCTAACGATATCAAGGAAGTCCTCACCGCCGCTCTCCCCTTCCTCCCCGTGCAAGGGGCTGTGAAGAAGCTGGAGTGGCGCAAGGGGCGCGCGGAAACGCCATTTGGCCCGTATCATGTGATCGAGGAGACCAACGACGACGAGCCGTTTTGGTTTGTAATGTTTAACGGCAAGGCCGCCGCTAGGTGTGGAACGCATGATGACGAAGAATCAGCAATATTCGCAGCCCAAGCCGACTATGAGGCTCGCATCATCGCCGCGCTTGAGCCAGCCGCAACCTGTAACGAAAGCTTACAGGTTGAGCCAGCCGCACCAGAAGCGCAGCTTGCCGCCTTCCTAAATGATCTGTCCGGAGAAAATGGAGAGTTAATCGACATGATGGCTGCGGCGATCCGGGATTGGGGCTCTCACTACGATGATGGACCTTGGGAAACGCTTTCTGAGGATCGTAAAGCTGGCTGGCGTGGCGATGCCGAACGCGCGCTGGCAGTAGTCAAGGATTACTTGACGGCTCGCCGCCCCTCAGAACAGGCGGTGACGGAGGCGATGGAATTGGCCCGCGCAGTGTTGGCGCAATCCATTACAGCGGGACACAACGTTCCCGGCCCTACTCCGGAAGACATTGAGAAGGCTTTTTGGGCCTTGGACGCCGCCCTCAAGTCCGCGATGGAGGCAGGACGATGAACGTTGACGCGATGATTAAGCACCACCAGGCGGTGACCGAAGTCATAACGCATGCCATGAGTGATTACGCTTCGGCTGCGACCGGCACATCGTGGAACAATGCCTGCTTTGCATTTGAAGCAGACGCGATCCTCTGCGCTCTTTCTCGCGCTGGCTTCCGCATCCTCGGCCCGGATGAAGTCGATCCGGTGACGGTGGAGATGTGTGTGGAGGTGGCGGCTGCTACCGACCCTGAAAAACCGGCGAACTGGCTGCATCGTCGAGAGGAGATCGCCGCCGCCATCCGCGCCCTATCCTCCCCGGACCATGCCGACGCCGGTAAGGTCGAGGGGGATGGGATCGAGCGCGCAAAGTTCTATCATCACCAGTGGCCGATGGAGCGTCTCTTGGCAGCCCGCAGAGATGGGCTTGTCGATCACAGTGGCGGTGAAGCGTGGCGATATGAATACAGCCACAAGGATGAGCACGGCAAATACGATATTCTTTACCGACCGGTGAAGAATTCGACTATCCCGGCGCGTCTCCCCTCTGTACCATCGGAGGGCGCGGAATGAGCAAGCCAGAATTTACGCCGGGGCCGTGGGAGAGCGGTACTTTGTCTGATTATACGGGCGAGTGTTTCGTTTTCCACGGTGGTCAGATTGTCTCGATAGTCCTTCGCGCGCCATCAAACGGTAAAGGAAGCACTTCACACAACGCCCACCTAATCGCCGCAGCGCCAAAGCTCTATGAGGTGCTGGGGAAGTTTATGGACTTCAAGGACAGCGATTACGTCCCCAACAACCTTTTCGAACGTGCTCGCTCCGTTCTGGCCGAAGCTCGCGGCGAAAACCACCCATCAGGAGGCGACCGTCATGGCGAGTGAACTGAAGCCTTGCCCGTTTTGCGGCAGCAATCGCATTGCGTTTCGAAGCACTCCGGACATGGATACAGACGGAAAGTTTCATCGCATTTCTTGCAATGAGTGCGGCGCAGGATCGCGAGAGAAATTCGCGATGGAGACATGTCCGCTTTTCTACGAGGAACTGCGCAGCGCTTGGAACACCCGCCCCGCGCCTGCCGCTACAGATACGGGACTGGAGACGGTGGAAACGCAGTGGCGTTGCGCATTCATTTCGAACGACAAATGGGTGAGTTCAAAGCAGCCTGAAAACATGAGGGACGGCGCTATTGAAACCCGCGAACTCGTCACCCGCTCGCAGGCTGAGAAGCTATTGGCGGCGGAACGAGAGAAGGTGCTCTTCCTTAAAACCGCGATGGAAATCGCTCAAACTCATTGCGGGTTGAAGGACAAAACAATCGACAGTCTCGAAGCCGACAACGCGGCGCTCATCCATGACCTAAACCGTATCAAAGATCATGAAACAGAACTGGTCAATGACAACGACGCGCTGACTGCGCGGATTAAGGAGTTGGAGAAACTCTGCAACGACACGGAAGCTGAAGCTCTGGGTTACGCTAGCGATAAGGCTGAACTCGAAGCCAAGCTCGCGGCTGCTCAAAAGGCGCTGGAAGCTGCCCGCCCCTATGTCGAAGATTACGACACGAGGAGGCATAATACTGGCGTAGACGAAACGCTTACCCAGATCGATGCCGTGCTGGGAGGGAAGCCGTTATGACATACCCAGAGATGATTTTTGCCGTCTTATTGGTGGGGTTCGCTGCCATCTGGTTATTTTCAGGGAGGAAGCCATGACCGACCTCATTACCCGCCTCTCCAAGCTAACCGGACCTCGGTACACGATGGACGTAGCTATCGCGTTGGCAACTGACTTCTGGCCGAAAGATCGCATACAAAACATCGTTTACAACGAAGATGGCGATCCATGGGTTTATTTCACCGATGGGCCGGACTTGCCACTTCCTCCCGCCTACACCGCCTCTGTAGACGCGGCTATAGCGCTGGCTGAGAGGGTGTTGCCGGGGTGGGGTTGGGAAATCGCATCTAATACCAGCCATATCAAGAATTGCCTCAACCCAGAATATGGCAATCCCGTAGGCAAGCACCCTCACTGGGCGGTAGTGGCAAATCAATCTTCACGCAAGTTCGTAGACGGCGCAACCCCCGCCATCGCCCTTCTGATCGCCCTCTTGCGCGCAAAGGAGGCCAGCAAGCCATGAAAACTCACGTTCTGAAAACACTGCCACAGTATTTCGAAGCCGTCGCTGATGGACGTAAAACGTTCGAAGTCCGCTTGAATGATCGCGCCTTCCAGACCGGTGACACCCTCAAGCTTGTGAAGATGGACGAAACGGGCCGGTTCTATGACACGTTCGGTCAACATCTATTCAAGCGGGTTACTTTTATTCTCCAAGGCGGTCAGTTCGGCATTGAGCCTCGTTACTGCGTGCTTGGTCTTGGCGAAGTGATGGAGGCCAACCATGCCGAGTAAGGAACTCATCGCTCTAGCTGCGAATGCAATGGAAGAACGGCGCAAAGAGCTTATCTCGCAGCCGCTGTCGCGCATCTATCCGCAATTGGCTGAAGCTGCTGCCGCGGCCATCCGCGCCGCTCTACAGGAGCTGGACGCCAACCAAGAGCAGATCGGTTTTAGAGAAGCCTTCGACAGCTTTCAGATGTTGGACGGTGAGCCATTCCTACAAACAGATGTAGCGCAGCGAGTATTTTCCGCTGTTCTCGCCGCCTCCGCACTTGGGGAGCAGAGCGATGGTTGACCTGAACAAGCTTTCACCACAGGCAAGAAAGGCCGCGATGGAAGGGGGCACTAGCTCATGGGGCCATTGGGGCAATCAGGATATTCATAAGCGGTATATGGAGCCGATCAAGTCGCGCCGAAAATGCCATTGTGGATGCGGGAAGCGAGAAACGCATATCGGCATGTGCAATGGGGTTGGCCTAACCTCTGGCTGCGCGTGGGCAATGAATGTGTGGGTTCGTGAGGGCACGATCGGATTACTGCGCCTGATGCGCCGCCAGAAGGAGCAGAGCGAATGAAGCTGACGAAGGCGCAAAAGAATGCCCTTGAGTGGTTCCAGCGTAATGAGCCTGTGAGTGCTTTTCCATGCGACGGTACAGCACCAACGCTGAAATTTGTTAAGCGTCTCTGCAATCTTGGATTGGTCGAAAGCGTAGGAAAAGACACTGGACGATGGGCGTTCACCAAGTTCGCTATGACCGAAGCCGGTCGCCAAGCCCTGAAAGGTGGTGGGGAATGAAGCTCGACCTTGCAGACGTAAATATCCGCATCATTGACCAGCGTATCGGTATGGGGATCGGCGGCTTTGATACGGTAATCCGGGCGTTACACGTGCCCACTGGTATTATCGTTGAAATGCCACGCCTGACCCGAAGCCAGTATTACGACAGGCAAGCCGCGCTTGACGCACTGGAAATGGCACTCAGTCACGTTCCAGATGAAGCAGGCCGCGCAGCACTGCGGGAAAGGGAGTGAGGATGTCAGCGTCCTGGATATTCACCCTTTCCAGACATTCGGTACGTGCTGATGTGCGAGGAAAGAAGCTGAACCTTCTTCGCACCGCAGGCCGAGCAACGCAGTTTATGCGCAAGGTCTTTCTTGAGCGCGCCATGATCTGGGCCGAGCTTTTCAATCAGGGTATCAATGTCAAGCCGCTTACTGTGGTGGCACCCGTTGCAGTACGCGGTAATCAAATATCCATACCGTTTGCAATCACCCAAGGTCGCGTTCGTGCTGAATATCCGCATAACAGCCTCCAAGGCTGGCTGTCTTATACCGTGAACAATAAGAGAACAAATCACATCTTTCAGGAGGTGCCTAAATGAGCCTTCTTACACCTGAGCAGGCAGCAGAAGCGCTTTCGATATCACACCGCCAGCTGATCTATTTGACAGACGATGGCGAACTGCCGTTCATTAACATTGGTCGAGGGGCGCGGAAAATACGCCGCTACGATCCGGTCGATATCGAGGCATTTAAGAACCAACGGAAGAAAACAGAATGTCAGTCTATATCCGAAAAGACAGCAAGGACGGAACGTACACCTACGAATTCCAGATACGCGGTCGTAGATTTTCGGGCAACACTGGCAAAAAGTCGGAGCGAGAAGCGCGCCAGATAGAAAAGGCTAAGAAAAAAGAGGCTGAGCTTCAATTAGCAGAAGAAGCCTCTTTCAGCGCAGACGATCCGACATTTGAAGTCGCGGCTTCCAAATACTGGCACGAGGTCGGGCAACACCACGCCAACTCGGATAATACGCTCTGGACGTTGGACTGGTTGAGCAGCGCTATTGGGCGGAGGACGCGCCTAAGCAAGATCACAGATCGAACCGTGGCTGAGCTTGTAGCAAAGCGCCGGAACGAACTGGTTCCAAACAGGAAAACCCCGCAAAAGATATCGCCAGCTACTGTCAACCGTACAATGACGCAGCCTTTGCGAGAAATCATGCTCCGGGCTGCGAACGTCTGGCGCGTCAAAACCAATCCTATCGACTGGTCGGAACACCTGCTGAAAGAAGATGGCGAGCGCATTCGTGAGGCTTCACATGTCGAGGAAGCCCAAATCATGAGCGAGCTTGAGCGTGGTTATGATGTAGCCGTCCGCTTCGCGTTTCTAACGGGGTGCCGAAGAATGGAGATACTCGGCCTATCGTGGGATAAGGTCGATTTCTTCGGCAGGACATTCACGGTTTTGGGGAAAGGAAAGAAAGAACGCATTATCCCCATGTCATCAGCAGTCTTTGAACTGCTCTGGGGGGAGCGCAATCATCACGAGGCAAAGGTTTTCACCTTTGTGGCAAAGCGGACATTGAAGAAGCCGGGGCTTATTCGCGGGCAACGATATCCGCTCACGGAGTCCGGTTTGAAATCAGCCATGCGCCGAGCGATAGCTGATGCGGGCGTAAAGAACTTCCGCTTCCATGACACGCGACACACGGCAGCTACCCGCGCCCTGCGCGCGAGCAACCTGAAGGTTGTTCAAAAGCTACTCGGCCACTCGGATATCAAGACGACAACCAAGTATGCCCACGCCATGGTTGAGGATATCCGTTCGGCCATGGACGCGATGAAACCGGCTGGCGACGAATCATCGATCAGGCCGAAAGAACGGAAGGCAGAATGA